CGGGCGACGGGCTGTGAGGGCAGCCGGCCTAACCGCTGCGGCGGTGTTGCTGCTGGCGGCATCGCCGGCGGTGGCGCGGATGCATGCCGGACCGAGCCAGCTTCATGCCGGGCACCGGCTGCAGGGGGCGATTGCGCCGTTGGATGGGGGCGGCAGTTTTGGCGGCCCGGCTGGGGCGTATTCCTTCCGCAAATTGAAGAGCACGTACACCGGTCCGGCGATGCGCATTCAGCGGTTTCCGGACACGACGACCTTACAGGTGGGATTTGTTGGGTTTGTGCCGGGGCTCGGGAGCCCGTTTGACACGGCGGCGGCGACGGCGTTTTGCACGGCGGGCGGGGTAACCGGCTGCATTGTCGAGACGTGGTACGATCAGAGCGGCAATGGCCGGGATGCGATACGATCGGGTGGGGTGCCGAGTCTGGTCCTGAACTGCCTCGGCGGTCAGCCTTGCGCCCGCTCGACCGACAATCCGCAATACATGGTGACGGCGGCATCGGCGTTTGCCGCCAAGTTGGGGCTGTCGGTGGTGGCGCAGCGGGCGTCTGGCGCCGGGTATTGTAGCCCCGTGAATAAGAATGCGTCTTATCTTCAGAGTAACGCCACGGCGAACACCTGGTTGCTGACCGACACCGGCAGCAGCACCAGCTTTACCTTCCCGGCAACAGACGCCACGTGGCATGCGATCGTGGGCAACGTCGACGGCGCGAGCAGCGTCGCGCGGGTTGACCGGACGGAGACGACGGGGACGGTGACCGGTACGGCCGGCAGCGGGCCGATCGTGGTGGCGCAGGGGGCTTTTGCGGCGACGAGCGAGTGCAATTTGGTGGAGGCGATCGTCTGGGACAACTACGCTTTGACCCCGGCCGAGCGCATCGCTTTGACGGCGAACCAGAAGAGTTTCTGGGGCACGCCGTGAGACGCCTCGCTCTCGCCCTTTTTGCTCTGATTTGTCTCAGGGCGGATATGTACCCCGACGCCTCGAATGCCAAGCTGCCCAACGCCAGAACCAACCTCGGGGTTGGGCCGCCGGTTTCGATCATGGATCACGGCGCCAAAGGTGACGCGGTCACCAAGTCCGACGGGGTGATGGCGGCGGGCGGCGCCGTGTTGACCAGCGCCAGTGCTAACTTTACTCAGGCCGATGTCGGCAAGAAGATCCAGGTCAACGGTGCTGCGGGGGTGTGGCTGGCGCCGCTCAGGACCACGATCACGGCGGTCACCGATGCCCACACCGTCACCCTGGGGGCTCCGGCGACAACTGCGACGCCACGGCGCTGGCTGGCGGTGGCGACGGTGTCGAACCCGAGAACGACCGGGAATTATCAACCCGGCGATCTTTTGACCCTCCAGGGCGGGACGTTTATCACGGCTGCGGTTACCAAGGTGACCTCGACGACGGTGACAACCTCGACGATTGTGGCTGCCGGCAGCGGGGGTCTGGACGGTGCCTGTAAGATTAAAGGCACGACGGGCAGCGGCACCCGGTTTGAGCGCAACGTGACGATCTCCGGCGGCGCGATCACCGCCCAGGCCGAGCTGGGGGGTGGGCATTACTACACCAACCCGACGAACCCAGCGGTCGAGCCGGTGACCAACGCGGCGGGGTACAACTGTGCGCCCACCGGCGCGACGATGGCGCTGACGCTGGGGGTCGACCAGGTGTCGGTCCAAACCAAGGGCGACTACAGCGTGCCGCCGGCCGACCCGATTGCCACCGGCGCGGGCTCGGTCTCGGGTGCGACGGGCGCTACGTTGACCGGATACGGCGCCGAGACCTGGGGGTACTTTAGTTTTACCGGGCAGTTCATCTATGGGACTGACGACAGTCAGGCTTTGAAGAACGCGATCGATGCCTCTGCCGCGATGTTCGCGGCAAATCAGCCGAGCTTTGTCTTTCTGCCTGCCGGAGATTACCTGATCGATGCCGTGGCGACCCCGCTGATGGGGTCGGGTTTGGGAATTGTCGGTGAGGGCCTGACGAAGACAAATGTTTATATCGGTGCGAACTACCCCGCCGATCTCTTCGCCTGGAGTGAAGCGTGGGGCGCGGAAAGTTTCCCGTTTGGCCCGATGGGAATGCCGACGACCTCCAAAGCCGGGCCGTTGCTCAAGGGTCTGTCGATTTATGGCAACCGGACGGCGCCGGCGGTGCAGAACGCCATCATGTTCTATGACCGGGTCGATGGCGTCGTCGTCGAGGATGTGAGTGTTAGTTATATCACTGGCCGTTGCATGCAGTCCGGCATGATGAAGAACCAGGTACAAGCGTACATGCGGGAAAGTTTTATCAGCAAGTTTGGCTGTATGTTTGCCGGTGCTCCTGGGGTTTCTGCGGTCGAATTCAGCAGCGAGGGCAACGGCGACACTACCAACGAAATCAGCATCAGCGATGTAAACATTTACGCCACTTATGGCGACAGCTTCGTGCTGAAAAACAACTCGTCTGGAGGGTTGCGGTCTTTTCGGATCAACAAGCTCAGGATTGAGGGGCAGCAATCAGCCGATCCGGGGGTGGATCTGTTGCGGATCGGCGACCCGGTGATGGGCGGTCAGATTTTTCAGATTTACATCAACCAGCTTGAGTTGTTGACGCCGTATCCGAACAAGGCGGCGTTGCGCACGGTGATGCCGCCTGGCGGAGACATTTATTTTATCAAGGTTGAGAGCGGTTATATTGGCGGGTTGCCGATGGGATACGGGCTGGTATTGGAGGCCGGTCGTAATATGGAGTTTTATTTCAGCGATATTTATACGTGGAACACCAGCGTCACGGCGGGGGCGGCGGTTGGCGGGTTTGTTCTGGACGGCGGCGGAATGGAGCAGAACTGGACATATAATCTGGCGAGCGCGGCGCAGGTCGCGAAGATGGCGCGCTGGTCGGCCGTGTCGGTGGCGGCTCTGCCGGCATGCAACGCGCTGACCAGGTATCAGCTGCTGTCGGTGACGGATCAGCTCGGTGTGCCGGCGTATCGCGGTGCTCTGGCCGGTGGCGGCAGTATTCCGGTATTGGCGTATTGCAACGGCACGAGCTGGGAAGCGCACTAAAGGATGACCGCGGGGCGGATCGAATTGCCGGAGAAGTTGATCCCGGTGTTCAGTGGCGAGGCCCTCTACCGCGGGGCATATGGCGGCCGCGGCAGTGCCAAATCGAGATCTTTCGCCAAGATGGCGGCGGTGCACGGGCTGAGATGCGCGCTCGCGAAGGAAAGCGGGGTTATCGTCTGCGGCCGGGAGTTTCAGAACTCTCTCGACGAAAGCAGCATGGCGGAGGTCAAGCAGGCGATCGAGACCGAGCCGTGGCTGGCCGCTAACTACGAGATCGGTGAGAAATTCATCCGCACCCGCGACGGGCGGATCGATTTCTCCTTTGTTGGCCTCAGAAGGAACATTGAGAGCGTCAAATCGACCGCACGCATCCGCCTTCTGTGGGTCGACGAAGCCGAGCCGGTATCGGAGATGGCGTGGCAGAAGGCGATCCCGACCGTTCGCGAGGAGAACGCGGAAATCTGGGTGACCTGGAACCCCGAGCGGCGGGCCAGCGCCACCAACCAGCGTTTCCGGGTCAACCCGCCGGAAAACAGCAAGATTGTCGAATTGAACTGGCGCGATAACGCCTGGTTTCCCTCGACCCTCGACCAGATCCGGCGCGAGGACGAAGCGAAGCGGCCGGAGCAGTATCCGCACATCTGGGAGGGCGAGTACGCGATCGCCCACGCCGGCGCCTACTACGCCAAATTTCTGTCGGATGCGAGCCAAGAAGGCCGCATCGGCCGGGTCACACGTGACCCGCTGCTGGCGGTGCGGGCGTATTGCGATTTGGGCGGCACGGGCGCCCGCAGCGATGCGTTCGCGATGTGGGTTTGCCAGTTTGTCGGTCGCGAGGTGCGGGTTCTCGACTACTACGAGGCGGTTGGACAGAGCCTTGGCGTGCATGTCGACTGGCTGCGCGAGCGCGGTTGGGGCAAGGCCCAGATCTTTCTCCCCCACGACGGCGCGACCCATGACCGGGTCTATGACGTGTCGTTTGAGAGTGCTTTTCGGGCGGCCGGGTTCAATGTGGAGGTGATCCCCAACCAGGGGCGAGGTGCCGCGCGCGCGCGTATCGAAGCGCTGCGGCGGTTGTTTCCGAGCCTCTGGTTTAATGCCGACACGACCGAGGCGGGGCGCGACGCTTTGGGCTGGTATCACGAACGCCGCAGTGAAGACGTGCGGGACGTGGGACTGGGACCCGAGCATGACTGGGCGTCTCATTCGGCCGACGCCGCGGGGCTTATGGCGGTGGCGTATGAGACCCCGGCCGGGCGGCCGAAGGCGATCCGCTACCCGCAACTTGGCATCGTCTGAGGTGGTGGGTAAGCCGAAGACCATTTTTTGCGTGATTACGTCCCTTGGACAAGCCGCTTTTTTTTGGGAATTATATATTTGACTCCCTGCGCCAAAATCCCTATATTTATGGGCAGGAAATAAGGGGTTTTCGATGTCGCGCAGCACCATTTCCACCTTCCAGCTTTTCGAGATGTTCCCCGATCAGGACAGCGCCCGCGTCTACCTCGAAGGGCTGCTCTGGCCGCAGGGTCCGCGCTGCCCGGTTTGCGGGACCGGCGACAAGATCACGGCTCGCAAGGGCGGCTATTACCGCTGCCGGCAGTGTCAGGAGGATTTCACCGTCCGCACCGGGACCGTCTTTGAGCGGTCGCACGTCCCGCTGCACAAATGGGTTTACGCGATGTACCTGCTCGTCACCGCGCGCAAGGGCATCAGCAGCATGCAACTCGCCAAGGAGATCGGCGTCACGCAGAAAACCGCGTGGTTCATTCTTGGCCGGCTGCGCGAGGCGTGCGGCTCCGACATCGGCAAGCTGGCCGGCGTTGTGGAAATCGACGAGACCTATGTGGGCGGGATCGAGGCCAACAAACACGAGAACAAGAAGCTCAAGATGGGGCGCGGCTCGGTCGGCAAAACCGCCGTCATCGGCATGCGCGAGCGCGGTGGGCGCACCAAGGCCAAGGTGGTCGGCAACACCGATCAGGAGACGGTGCACCGCGTCATTCACGAGAATGTCGAGGTCCGCTCGACGCTGAACACTGACGAGTTCGCCGCCTATCGCGGCCTCGGCGGGCTGTTCTACGATCACGAGACGATCAACCACGGCGCAGCCGAGTTCGTCCGCGACGACGTGACGACCAATGGCATCGAAAGCGTCTTTGCGGTTCTGAAGCGCGGCCTGATCGGCGTTTACCACCACGCCAGCCCGAAGCATCTGCATCGCTACGTTGACGAGTTCGCCTTCCGGCTGAACGAAGGCGACGTGAAGCGTCACACGCTGGATCGGCTGGAGAGCTTCGTCAAAGGTGTCGCTGGCAAGCGGTTGACCTACAAGGCGCTGATCGCATGACCGATCAGCCGAAACCCCCGCCGGAGCTGGACGCCATCGCGCGCAAGGTTCTCTCGTACAAGCCCAAGCCCAAAACCAAGGCAGCGAAGGCACGCAAGCGCCGCGCGACGAAGGCGAAGAGGGATGCTGGGGCATGAAACGGTTTTGGCAGGTCACGCACCACGCCGTCGCGCATCCCCTAATCGGCTTGTCGTTTGGACGATTGTGGGCGTGGCCACCATGACACGCCACCAACACAGTGGAAATCGACAAAAGGAAGTAAATGATGCCAAGTCAACATAGCGAGTGGCATCTAATCGCAGATGAAATGCCGGACGAAGGCGAAACGGTTGATTTGTGGTGCGCGCCGTCGCCGCGAATGCTTTCTGCCGGTCCATGCCGCATTCCTGATTGTTGGTTCAGTAACGGGCGGTGGTGGAGACACGCTGATTCTCCAAGGGGAGATGGCGAGCTGTTCCATGAGGTTCACAATGCGACGCACTGGCGTCCGCTGCCGGATGGACCAGCCAAGGAAGCTGCGGCATTCGAAGCGGTCGGGTAGTAATGTATATAAATCCCTTTTTTTTAGGGTGAGGGTATGACACAGAGCGACAGTGTGATGTTCACTGAGCTGCAGGAGCGCGTGGCGCGTCTGGAGGTGCTCGTCGATAATCTGCGCGAGCGCTGCACCGAGCTGGCGGGCCTCGTTTATGGTCACCAGGAGAACCTCGACGAGTTGCTCGGTCCGGCGCCGGATCACGCGGCGGCCCGCAAGGAGAAGAACCAATTGTACGGGCGCGGTACCGGACGGCGGGTGGTGTCTTGATGAAAGCGAAACCAAAAAGCCATCCGCCCAAGACGGCGTTGGAGAAGGGTTTGGTTGCGCTGGCTAAAAAGCACGATTTGGCCGAAGTGACGGCAACCAAGCGGAAGCCGGGCAAGAAGGCTCGTTGATGATCGGTAATTTCGGCACCGACTACCAGCAGCCCATCGCGCAAGGGCTCGACCTGCCTGACGGGCTGGACGAAGACGAGGTCAAGTCGGTCGTTCAGCAGGAACTGCAGGCGGCTCTCGGGCAGGATGGCGGGAGCCTGGCGCAAGAGCGGCTGCAGGCGCAGAAATACTTTGCCGGAGAGCCCTTAGGCAACGAGGTCGAGGGCCGCAGCCAGTTGGTCTTTAAGACGGTCCTGGAGGCCGTCGAGTGGGCCTTGCCGGCACTCCTGCGGATCTTTACCGCCTCGGATCAGATTTGCATCGTCGAGGCGCCGCGGCCGGGGATGGAGGCGCGGGCCGCCCAGGCGACGGATTACCTCAATCACATTTTCTACCGCGACAACCCCGGGTTTATGATCCTGCACGACTGGTTGTTCGATGCGCTCTTGGAGAAGCTCGGTTGGGTCAAATATTGGTGGAATACCCAGAAAACTGTCGAAAGCAAGACCTATACCGGGCTGACGCAGGAGCAATACGACGCGCTGTTGGGCCAGGACGCGGATGTCGAGGTGGTGAAAATCCGCCGGTACACCCAGGACGCCGACGAGTTCAACATGGACCGGCCTTTTGTGCCGTCTCCGCCTCCGATGTCGGCGCCCACTCCAATGCCCGTGCCTTCGCCTCTACCTGTCGGACCAGGTTCCGGTATGCCGCCGGGGATAGGTCAGCCACCTGGACCGCAAAGGCCTCAATCACCGCCGCCATTCGCGGCTGCTTTGCCGCCAGGGTTTCCGCCTGGGCCAGCAATGCCGCCACTGCCCGGTCCTGCTCTGTCATTACCGCCTCCTCCGATCGAGCTGATCGATGCTACCCTCAGAATTACTCGCGAACACGGCCGGGTGGTTATCGAAAACGTGCCGCCGGAAGAGATCTTGTTCAGCCGGCGGGCCAAGCGCGATGACATCCCGTATCTCTGCCACCGCCGCCGCTGGACCCGCAGCGACCTGATCCAGCAGGGTTACGACGAGGATTGCCTGGAGGATATCCCGGCCAACGAGAGCCTGGACTGGAACCAGGAGCGGGTAGAGCGCCACCGGCTCGACGACGACACGCCGCAATACGAACGCACCGACGCCGGCGAGCATCTCTGGATCGAAGAGAACTACGTCCAGCTTAGCCGCGACGGCAAGGCTGGCCGGACCACCGAGCTCTATAAGGTGATGACGGCCGGCAACGGTCGGGTCATCCTGACCCGCGACGGCGAGCCGTGTATCGACTGCGTTGACGAGGCGCCGTTTGTCCCCGTCACGCCGATCCCGATGAGCCACCGGCTGGTCGGGATGAGCCTGGCGGACCTGGTGATGGATCTGCAGTACGTCAAATCGGTCATCATGCGGCAGATGCTCGACAATGCGTACCTCTCCAACTGGCCGCGCATCGAAGTCGGCGACGACAGCGTCAACGAAAACACTTACGACGATCTCTTAACCCTGCGCCCCGGCGGCATCGTCAGGACAAAGCGGCTCGGCGGCATCAGCCCGATGATGATCCCCTACACCGCGGACAAGACGTTTCCGCTGGTGCAGTACCTCGACACGACGGCCGAACTGCGCACCGGCGTGGCGCGCGAGGGCAGCATGATCACCGCCGACGCGCTGAACAATACGGCGGCCAGCTCGATCGCGATGCTGCAACAGGCCGCCGGTCAGCGTATCGAATTGTTTGCCCGGATCTTCGCGCACGGCGTCGAAAAATTGATGCGCGGCGTCATGGAGTTGGTGCGCAAAAACCAGCAGCAGGAGCGGATCATCCGGGTCACCGGCGGCTATCTTACGGTCGACCCGCGCGAGTGGCGTGACGAGATGCCGGTGACGGTCAGTGTCGGGCTCGGCACCGGCAACCGCGATCAGGTGCTCGCCCACCTGATGCAGGTCATCCAGATCCAGGGGACGATCGTGCAGCAGCAGGGCGGCGTTACCGGGCCCTTGGTCTACGCCAAGGATGTTTATGCGGCACTGCACGAGCTGACGACGAACGCGGGGTTCAAGACCAGCTTCTTCAGCGACCCGAGCATGCCGCCGCCGCCGGGTTCGCCGCCGCCGGGAGGCCCACAAAAGCCTGACCCGGCGATGATCAAGGCGCAGGCCGCCGTTGCCGCGCTCCAGATGAAGGCGCAGGCCGACGCTCAGGCAGCGCAGCAGAAGGCGCAACTCGAAGTGGGATTGCAGCAACAGAAGGCGAGCCAAGAGGCCCAACTGGCGCAGCAGAAACTGCAGCACGATCTGATGTTAGAGGAGCGCCGGCTGGAGCACGAGATGGAACTGGAGCGGCAGAAAAGTGCCAACGACATCTTGATCGCGCGGGCGCAGATGGAGGCCCAGAACGAGGTGCGGTTGCAGGAGGTGCGGCTCAAATACGCCGCCGGGGCCTATGCCGCCGGGCAGGGCGTCCGGCCGCCGGAGCCGAACGGTGGCGGCAGCGCTTGATGGCTGACGCGCTGTCTTTGTTGCAGCAACTATTGGCGGGCCAGTCGGCCTACCGGCCGGAAGACCAAGGTGACTATCTGCGGCGGTATCCGGCGGGGATGGAACCTGCTGCGCGAGGGGCTCCTCCGGCTAATTTATTTGACCTTGCAGGAGGGTCATCGGGACGGCTTAACCAGCCGAATACGCCGCTGAACTTGATGCCTGTGCCGTCTCCGGCTGACTGGCCGCTCGAGTTGACGGGCGGCGGCTACTCGATGGGCAGACGAGCCGGGAAAACCAGCGAGCCGCTAAACCTGCAACTGCAATATAACTTGCCGGGACTGCCGATTGACCTGTCGGGCGGGTACACGATGCCGATGGGTAGGGGATCGGGATCGGGGAACTTTATGGCGCGTTACCGGGTGCCGTTTTGAAATTCCGCGCCTTCGCCAAGGCCCTCGGCGAATACTGGGACATGCCGTCGCCGCGGTGGCGGTCGACCCAACCGGCGCCCGAGGACAAGATGCAGCTTGGCGAGAATGCCCGCCGGTTGCTCGACGACCCGGTCCTGCACGCCGCGCTCGACCGGATACAGCAGAAATTGATCGAGAGCTGGCGCAACACCGCGCCCGGCGAAGGTGAGGCCCGCGAGGCGGCTTACCGGCTGTACTGGGCCAGCGAGCTATTCCGGGACGAACTCAGATTGATGCTGGGAGACGCCCGTGCCATCGAGGCGCGCGAGCGGGTACGAAGTCAGGATGCAGCCTGACCTCGACGCCGTCCTCGGCAACACCAGCGGCCTGTCGAACAAGGAACTGATCCGAACCGCGCTCGCGGATCTGGTGCGCGAGGTCGAGAGCGGCCTGGTGCAACAGCGGACCCTGGAGCGCGCGCAGTACGCGCTCGCCGCCACCAAGCGACCGCGCAGACAGCCAACACCGTAACTCGCCAGCGTCGGACGACGCCGGCCCAGCCCTGAGATGGACAGATGAGTGATGCAGGCTCAGCGCCGCTGAGCAATGGCGCAGACGCGCCCACCGAGCTATCTGAAAGCCAGGCAGCGGCAGCGATCGAGGGCTTGCTCGATCCGCGCCCGCGCCGTGCGCAACAAACACCGCCGCCGGGCTCGCCCGCGGCCCCCGAGCCCGAGCCCGAACAGGCTCCGGATGCTGGACCGGAGGAAGAGCCGGCCCCCAGCGATGATGAGGACGACCAAACCACCGAACCGGTCAGCGGCGATGAGGACGCCGAGACCGATCATCAGAGGGTTGAGCCGCCCACGAGTTGGTCTCTTGACGACAAGGCCGTGTTCCAGCAGCTCCCACCCGAAGCCCAGGCAGTCATTGCCCGGCGGGAGAGCGAGCGAGACAAGGCTTTTCATCAGAAGACCGAGGAGATCGCCGAGCATCGCAAAGCTATTCAAGCGACGATCGGCGAAATACAGCAGGAGCGTCAAAGCTACGCGCAAAATCTGCAACAACTGCTCTTTGTCGCAGCCCCCGAGGCGCAGAAATTTGCCGATATAAATTGGCAACAATTAGCGACAGAGCAGCCGGCCGAATATGTCCGCCTGTCCGCGGAGCGCGATGCACTGCGTGGTCGGGTGGCCGGTATTCAGGCCGAAATCCAGCGTGTCACGCAGCAGGCCCAGCAGCAGCAACTCCAGCACTGGAACGAGTTGCGGCAGGCTGAAGAGGCTCGGCTGATCGAGGCGATGCCCGAGTTTGGGCACGCCGAAAAAGGCCCGCGGCTCGCCGGCGACATGCGGCAATGGTTGCAGAAACACGGCTTTAGTGAACAGGAGATCGGCCAGGTGATCGACCACCGGGTCATTCTTGTGGCGCACAAAGCCATGTTGGCCGATCGGGCTGCCGAAGCCCGCCGCGCGGCCGAAACCAAGCGCACGCCACCACCCGCAGCCCCAGTACAGCCACCCGGTGCCCCACGGCAGCGGAGCGACAGTGCTGCAGCCCAGCGGCGGCAGCAGAAGATGGCGACACTCCGGCGAACCGGGTCCGAAAAGGACGCGGTGTCTCTCCTGATGGACCTGCTCTAGCAACGCCTTAGTAAAACGCCGCCTGGGCAGCGGCACTCGCCAGCGTCGGACGACGCCGGCATCCCTCAGATGGAGCCCTCATCATGGCTATCCTTACCGGTACGGCGACCACCTTTTCCGGCTCGCCCGGCATGCAAGGTCTCAGAGAAGACCTGTCGGACATCATCTACCTGGTCAGCCCTTCCACCACGCCGTTTATGACCAATGCCGGGCGCGGCACTGCCGATGCGGTCTTGCACGAGTGGCAAGTCGACTCCCTGGCAGCGGCCAACACCGCAAACGCTCAGTTTCAGGGCGATGACGTTGCCACCTTCAGCGCCGCGAGCGTCACCTCTCGCCTGGGCAACCGCACCCAGATCAGCCGTAAAGAGGTGATCATCTCTGGCACGCTTGACGCGGTTAGCAAGGCAGGTCGACGCACCGAGCTAGCCTATCAGATGCAGAAACGCGGCCGAGAATTGAAGATCGACATGGAGAGCATCCTGCTTTCCAACCAGGCGAAAGTGACGGGTGCCGCGGCCACCGCGCCCAAGCTCGCCTCGGTGCTGTCGTGGATCATCACCAACGTCAGTCACGTCGGCACTAATCCAACGGGGGACGGCACCGACGCCCGGGTCGACGGGACGCCTCGCGCGATAACTGAGGCGATGTTCCAAACGGTGCTGAAGTCGATCTTCACCAACTCCTCTGAAGACGTCGACGTCATCATGCTCGGCCCCGGCAACAAGCAGGCATTCTCGGCTTTCACCGGAAACGCGACAAAGCAAGTCGACGTGATGGAGAAGAAGCTGGTCAACACGGTTGACGTGTATGTCGGCGACTTCCACACGGTGAATGTCATCGCCAACCGCTTTATGCGCACCAGGGACGCGCTGATCCTGAACTGGTCATACTGGTCGGTGGATTACTTGCGGCCGTTCACGCAAGTGCCGCTCGCCAAGACCGGCGATGCCGAAAAGCGGATGATCCTCGCCGAGTACACCTTGACTGCTAAGAACGAGAAGTCGAGCGGGGCCATCTACGACCTCACGTCCCCATAATCTGCACCTGACAGTGCTGTGTTACTAGACAACTCTACTCCTTCGGACGGGCGGTCTTTTGGGCCGCCCGTTTTATTTAGAGATAACGCATGAAACCTATTATCCTCGATATCGAGCCTTATTCTGGCGCGGTCGAGACCTTCGACTACGATGAAGGCGACGACATGGCGATCGTCAAACGCAGTTGCGACGTGCAGCCGGTGATCGACATCAACAAGTCGCAGCATTTGTACAGTGACGGTTGGGTCACCCAGGACAAAACCATGCGCCTGGAGGCCCGCATCCCGGTCGACGTGGCCTTGCTCTGGCTGCAGCAATACGGCGTCGACGTGTACAAGCGCGAGCACTGGCCCTCTGTGCGCCGCCTCTTGAACGACCCCGACTGGCGCTATCTGCGCACGAGCACGCGGCGGCTGTAAATCGATGGCTCTCAACAGTTATTCGGCATTACAGGCCAGTATCTTGCAGTGGCTGGCGCGCCCGGCTGACCCGCTGGTGCAGCCGGCGGTGCCCGACATGATCCGGCTGTTCGAGGCCGAGGCGCGCCGGCGGTTGCGGATCGGCGGCGACGAATATCAGGTCGATCTGTTGACGGAACCCGGCAATGTTGGCGTGATCCTGCCAACTGGCTGCACCGAGGTACGTCAGCTTTCGATCGGCGGCCTGCCGCTGCAGTATTTGCCGCCGGGTCCCCGGCCGCAGACGACCGGCACGCCGCGCTATTACACCATTCTCGGTGTCGGTACCGGAGAGCCGGGCCTGCGTATTGCCCGCCTCGATCCTCAGCCGGACGCCGCGTATGAGCTGACGGTGAACTATTACGCTGCCTGGCCGGCTCTGTCGGCGCAAAACCCGACCAATATACTGCTGCAGGTGCACCCCGACGCTTACCTGTTTGGGAGCCTCGCCGAGGCCGAGCTGTTTATCGGTCACGACGAACGCGCGCCGCTCTGGCTGCAGCGCCGCGAGGCAATTTTTGCCTCGATCGAACAGGCCGACCGCAAGGCCCGCTGGCCGGGCGGGCTGCAGGTCCGGGTGGACGGTATTACGATTGTGCAGCCGGTTGGCGGCGGAGGCGGCGGCGGGAGTGCGGCGGCGGCACCGGCTCCCGCACCTTTGCCGGGCGGTTCGGATGCGACGGTTACGGTGGGCATCGACCCGCCATCGAGCCCGAATATCGGCGACCTCTGGTTTGACAGCGCCTCGGCGCAGCTTTTTGTCTGGTTTGACGACGGCAGCTCAAGCCAGTGGGTGCCGGCGACCAACCAACCGGGCCCGACCCCGGGTCCGGTGACGGTATTGACGCCGACCTCCGGGGACACGGTTACGCTCGATCATATCGGGCCGTATCTGGTCAACAACGGCACTACCTTGGCGACGTTGACGATCCGGCTGCCGTCTGGGCCGACCTCCGATGATCTGGTTGAGATCGGCTTTACCAACCCGGTGACGGCGCTGACGGTTCAGAACGCCAGCGGCGGTGCAATCGCCACTACGCCAACATCGGCTTATGGCCCCGGCGCTGCGATACAGTTTCGCTACATCAACAGCACGGCCGGCTGGGTGCTCTGGAAGTGATTACCAACTTCCCGGACCCGCCGCTGACGATCGGCCAGATATTCACCTCGGGCGACGTTTCCTGGCGATGGGACGGGGTCAAGTGGGTCAGCGTCACCTCCAGCGAGCTGGGTGCGACGGGACCGCAGGGGCCGGAAGGTCCGGCCGGGCCGCCGGGGGCTGCCGGGCCGCCTGGACCCGCGGGACCTACAGGTGCAACGGGACCGCAGGGCCCGGAAGGCCCGGCCGGCGCCAGCGGGATTAGTCAACTTACCGGCGATGTCACCGCC